AAGTAATTGTCCTAGTCTTAAATCTGGATATTCCATCCATTTTTCTATTACTGGAGGTAGAGCAGCAAATAGTTCTTTAAGTCTATCATCACTAGGTTTCTCACCTTCTAAAGTTAAAAATTTCTCCCAATCTATATTGGCAAGTACTATTGGTATTCTCTCTGGTCTTCTCATTTCTATATTAATTATATCGTTGAATATTTAAAATATATATCTTATTGTATTCCAAGGTATTAATTGACTATGTAATTTTTTAAATTTTTTTATAAACCTTATTTTAAACTCTTTTTTATACCTTATATTTTTCCCCCCATAACTAGATATTTTAGACTCTTGTATATCAGGTCTCCATAATAAATCCTCCCCTGGAATATTATTAGATACATTGTAAGCATGTTTATCTGCATTATGTGTTAACATTATAACTTCTGCCATTACACCTTTACCTGCTCCTACATTATCTTCCATCATGATGAATAAATCTGAATAATCTTTTTCCCATCCTTCATAATATACTACAGGAGAATAATTAACATGTACATCATAACCTGCATCTATGAACTCATTGATAGCTAGTATTTTAGCTAACGTAGATTCAGTGTTAGGTTCTAGTATTTTTCTTATCTTTTCCGGCATAAGGCTAAAACGTATTCTTACTTTCTTTTCAGGATTATATTCTAAAAACTTTTTAGGTATAATCTTAGTAGCTAACGTTGCTTTAGCTACAGGATGTAGTCTAAAAAACTCAAAGATTTTTTTCCACTCATGGTACTTATAATGAAGAGCAAAATCTTCATTACATGCTAAATCATAAGTTATAAATTCTGGGTCTGTCTGATTAGGTTTATGTACATCTGCATAAAAGTATGCGTGTTTATTTACAGCAGTTAAAATATCTCCATAATTCTTAGCTATTGTTAATCCTTCAGGCTTATTACGCTTCATATAACAATAACTACAGTTTAATAAGCAACCATGGCCAAAAGACGGAGTAATATAATCACTACTCCGTCCTGACTCTCTAATTAACATTGATTTTCTAGTTACTCTTTCTATCATTTATCTAACCTAAAACCTACTAAAACAGGAAACCTAGGAATATTATCATCCGTCCACTCAAAAAATCTAATTTCAGCTGTTGCTCCAATATAGTTACCCTTGTTTTGTAACATTTCCTTTCTTTCATCATGTGACATCTTGGTTCCCGCACGGAAAATTACCTCATTAACTCCAGAAAGTTTCTTAACAGAATATTTAAGTACAGGTACTCCCCATTCTGGACGTTGTTCAGCAGGTTCTATATCTATAATCTCTGCAGTTATATCTTGAAAGTCTTTATATTTTAATAAATTTTCTGACCTTCCATTAATTTTATATTCTGCATCACCATGTCTTATAATACTACCTTCATAGCCTTCTCCTAAGAACTCTTTATGATAAGTTTTAATACCATTTACATCAACTAGACGAAAGGTCTTTACAAGCTCTAATATAGGGTTTAAATTAGTAAATAACACTGTAGATAATGAACTATATCTTTTAGCAAAATTACCTTCTATTACCATATCATAAATATGGAAAACAATGTTTTCACTTTTACCTTTTCTGTATTTTTTAATCATTTTCATGTTGTCCTGAAAAGTCTCTCCATGAGCATATAGTTCTCCATCTAATATCCCATCAGGCAACGTACTTAAAGCACCTTCTATGTGTTTCATAGTATCTATAGCTTTGCCAGTACGTGACATTAATGTAACTTTACCATCTTTAACAGTAGCTAGACATCTCATACCATCTAACTTAGGCTGTATAAAGACATCTCCTGACCAATCTATCTTCTTACTATGGTCATCATAGCTCTTGGCTAACATAGGTAATAGTACCTCTTCTTCTTCTGCTTCTTTTATTGTAGCAAAGTAACCCTCCGAAAGTTTAATTGTATACTTAGCATCCATTTCTGCCACTGCCTGTTGTTCTCCAGTTGTTCCATTGCTTTTTCCTACATTTTTAGGTTTACATATTTTCTCATGTATAACATGCTTACCGTCTATTACTCCTGATTTCTGAAAGAAAGTAGAGCCCTCAGTTGAGAGCTCTAGTATTCTTATTTTATTCTTGCTGTCTTTCTTATATAATGTTTTCATAATTTGTTGCTTATTTTCCACAATTTACCTGTTTTTGTTGATAATATCCTACATATCTACAATATTTTAAGCAAGCTTCTAACTAATTCTCCAAACTCCGTATCATTAGGATATTGCCTATTAAGACCTTTAACTCCTTCTGCAAAGAGAAGACATTTATCTTTATATTCCTCTTTTTGTTGAGATTCTTCCATCTGTTTTACTAAAGCTAATTGTTGTGCTTCTGCTGGATGTAGTTCTTCCCAGAGTCTTTGTTCATCTATATTCATAATATTTTTATTTTGTTTTTGGACTACAACCTAACCAAAACGCCATGTCAAACTGTCGATGTCTACGTTTAGGTACTTTGTTCTCCTTTAATACATCGTTAAATATCTGTTCCATAACTTCTAACTCACATTCATAAGCCATGAAGTCAATAGTTTTTACTCCCTCACTTACTACCTCAGCATTTGCTAATAGTTCGTCCCAATCAGCTGAAGGTGTACTTGCTTTGAAACTACGTCTGTACATTTCGTGTAATATTTTTTCATCTTTACTCATCTCCGTTTTGGTTTAATCGTTCCATCACTTCCTCAGATGTATAATACCATCTCATGTCACATTGCGCTGCTCCTACTAATATCTTCCATCTATCTTTATAATGAATTATTCCAGGATCTTTAAATTTCCACCCAATAAATCTAAATGGAATATATACATAGTGCCGTAATCTCCATAGTTTTATTAACCAATTACTGTCTTGAAATCTTTTCATAATTTTCTATTTTTACTTCTTTCTTTAATTAAAAAATATATACCTATTGTCAAACCTGCTATTATTAACCATAGAGCACCTTGATCTATTGGTATACATTGTATACAAGGAGCAAAAGGCCCATTAGGAGGTCCCACAATTAGCCCTCCAGGAGGCCCTCCCCCAGGAGGAGGAGGTGGTGGTGGAATTATTTGTAATATCATAATTTTATAATTTTACTATAAACCACTTTGTCTCCTTTATGTATCTTAAGAATCTTAATACCACGACCATCATATATTTGACCTAATATATTATATTCTTCTATGATATATTCAGGAGTTATATATTTTAAACACTCACAATGTACTATACCCTCAAAACTTTTATCACCATCATAATCTGTTTGCTCTAACATATAATATAGTTCTCCTACACAATTAGCATCATAATAATGATAAGTTTTATTAGTATTACTATTTCCAGAACCTTGTATGTCTATTTTATGTGTCCAAGTATTTAAATCCTCTGAACTATATAAACTAAAAAAATCATTATTAATTTCACTAGCTGTTTGCCATATTATATTACCACTATCACATTCTAAATATTTTAATTTAATAGGTAGTACTTCTGACTGTATATAATAAGGACATATTCTATCAAAACCATTACAAAAAGGTCCTCCTGAAGCCTTTAATCTAAGACACCAAGTATATTTCTGATTAGGTATTATTGAAAAATTTATTCCTATTCCTACTATATTACATGAAGAATTATATAAAAAAGTATTTGCTAAATCAAACTGTGCAATATTACAACTAGTATTATAACCAGCATTTATAGATATTTGAGACTTAATAGGAGTAAATGTCCAGCACATATTATGCCATTTAGTTTCTCCTACATCATTTATACAATATCCATTATCATTAAGTTCATTATAGTCTACTGGAGGAACTGTTATACTTAATATAGTTCCATCAGGACTAACACAAGTACCTTGAGAATACCCTTTTATACTAAGTAGTATTATACTAAGCAGTATAGCACCAAATATTATATTTCTAATCATAATTATATTGTTAAAATTAATATTAGTATTACTATTGATATTAAAAATAACACACTTCTATTAACAGGAGTAAATATACTAGTTGTCCTAGCAGTACTAGTAAAAGACTGATCAAACCATCCTTTAGGATATATTCTATCATCTAACCAATTTCTAGTAAAATAGTAACTTCCATTATGGAAGAAACTAAAAGATAAAGGACCTAATATCAACATCCAAGGAGATAATATAGATGTAAGTGTTAGTACTATGGTTCTACCTATAGTAAATATAACATGTTCATTTATATTATTAGTTTTTAAGGGGTCTTTTACATTATACATAAAAGCATCTTGAGATCCTTCCATAGTAGCATATAATATCCACATTGCATACATTAATAGTGTTATCATGGTCTTGTTTTTATATAATTAGTTACCCAAATAGCAATACTTACTATTATCTGTATTACAAATAATAATAATATTACACCTCCTGTTATTAATCCTGCTATTTCATAACCTAACATCATTAATACTATCATTGTTATCCCTAATCCTAGGGAAATTAACATTTTTATCATATTTTTTGTTTATTTATATGTTCTTTAATATCTCCAATTGTATAAATACCTTGTGCAGAATTATCTAGTGCCTCTACTTTTGTATCATCAGATAATAAACGAGCTAGCGGATGTATCCATCTAATACCATTACTTCTCCTTGCGACTACTATTTCTTCTGTTTCTCCTTCATCATACAATGAAGGAACTATTACTCCAAATACTGTGCTCATAATTATTTATTTTAAATAGAGTTTTATACACCTAAGACTCTAAACTTAGCCAGCTAACGATCTGGATGGCGAGTGAGCAGTTCTAATGGTATGCCCCCATGTGTTTCGTTCCCTTGTACTTCGGGCTAATATTATTTAACAGGACACGCTCCTGAGGCACAATCTTCTATACCAAAATCATCTTCAGCAACTTCTACAGATGTAATAGGAGTTGTTCCTTTTATCATCTCTTTATATTGCTCTTTGGTAATAGTTTCATAAGGTGCTTGATCAAAACCATGACCATGATATAATAAGAAACTTACTGTTTTTAAATTATACTTATAGTTATCTGCTAGCCATTGCTTTATTCCTGCTAGTTCTTCTTTAGTATAATATACAGTAACACTTACAGAATTATCAGACCATACAGACTGCATCTCTTTAATAAGCTCTAACTGATCAATAGCAGTAATATTACCTCCAATTGGTGTATGTTCAGGGACTTTACAAGGAAAACTAACTACTTTAGTAGTGTGGTCTTCACTCTTATCAAAGTTTCTCTGAGGTTCTACATGGAAACCATGGTCACCGCATACTTTAATTAAAGGAGAATCACTAGCCATTCTTACTCTTCTTATATAATAAGGGCCTGCTGGACTAGGATGTGCTCCTGGAGTAACTCCTGCTAATAAACTTAATGTTCCACTTGGCTTACATTTATATTCAACATTAGTCGTTAGTTAATGCCCGTTTTCTTAAACGATAGTAATGTGTTTTACTAATACCAAATTTGATATTAGCTTCTTTGAAACTATAATCAAGAACGTCTTCTGAATAAGTCTCTTGAGAATCCCAGTATTTTCTACTTACATCTTTAAATAATTTCTTATTTTCATCTGTATGTTTCATACCTAAAGCAGGCTTTCTTCCTACTCTCTTCTTTTTTAACTTATTCTTCCAAGATTTGTAGTCTTCAGGACTTTTATCCCTCATACTAAAACCTATCTCACCTCCTTTATGGAGATTATAACATTCTTCTTTATTAGTTTCTATTAAAGTAATTTCCATCTCACAGGCCTCTTCTTTAGAGCACTCTGAAAGGATTTCCCAAGTAAAATTGTCCCAACCATATTTTCTAATAGCATCATAGAAAGGAGTTTTACCTCCAGGTTTATTTCTATTTTGTTTTTTAGACATATTTTTATGACAATGTTTTCTGTTATACATATCACATGTTATACCAAAATACATTCTACTTGTTTTATTATTAATTACTTTATATACTATCATTTTCTACTGCTTTATATTTCTACAAAGATTGGACTATATCATCTACCTATTTCACTATAGGTAGCTATGCGCTTCCACTCACTTGAGTGTACTCCCTTGCGGGATAGTCTCTGAACCTTTCCACAAAAATACAACAAAAATTTGGTATTTCCAAACCTTATGGTACTTTTATTTATTTGGCTGCTGATTATCGTATAAAATATAAATAACTAGGACACCAAAAGGCAAGTTATTTAAAAGCTTATCCATACTTATATATTTTACTTAGATTTTCCAGCAATTCACATAGTTCTTCATTAATGTATTACTACATTAAGCCGCTAAACTACTAACGGTGGTAAGTTTAATACTTTCAGGAAATCCTTTAGCTGCAGAATACTCTTTATCATAGGCTCTTAGATATTTATAACAAGAATCTAACCATGATCTTTGTACCTTAGTAGCTTGATAAACACCTGTAATACCTATACCCATTCTCATGTTCTTATGAACAATAGCTTCTGTCTCTTTTAGATGACATGGTAAGGCTAAACTATGTTTATTTATTCTATAAAGATACCTAGCTACTTTAAACAGTTCTTCTTTGTCTGTTATATTAGGTAAGAAGATTTCAGCTAGACAACAAGTTTCCTTATCAGCTAAACTCTGCTCAGCACATGGGTTAAATCCCATAACTCCTGCATCTGGATATTCAGTTTCACCTGTTCTACCACATAATCTAGATAATCTAAGATTAATTAAACCATAAGGTTCTCCTTGTTCATAAGTATCCCAGAATTCCTGGGGTAAAGTAGTAGTATCTTCACATACTATTGAGTTATTACTCATACTTCTCCAATTAGGAATAGTACCTAAGTCCCATCTTTTAGCTTTTAAGAAATCTACATCATCATGGTCACCAATAGCTATCTGAGCAGAGCGCCTTACATTACCTGCTACAACTACTCTACCTATGATGTTCATAATATCTAGACAATCTATCGGTTGGACTTTATCTCCAGCTCTTTTGTTAAGGATTTTATGGATGTCCTCAATGCCCTTACATAGCTCTTCGGGACCGGACGCGGTTCCTCCAAATCCTTTAATAGGAGCTCCATAGCCCCTAATACATTTAGTACTGTACGTAAATCCTTTTCCTCTATAAAAATGTGCTTTTAATACTTTTGCTAATAATTTAACCCAGCCTTCTCTAGAATCTGGGACTATAAAATCTGCATCATCAGTATCTACTCTTTTAATATTTATTTTACCTTTAACTGCAGGTAAACTATATACATATTTCTTCTGTATATTATAACCTACGCCAGATCCTAACATTAAAGCATCCATAGCCCAAGTAAATGGTCTAATAGGATCATCAACTAACGTAAAAGCACAATTTTGTAGACTTAAAAGTCCTAATGTGTCTACTGTTTTAGTTCCTAATTGCCACCAGAATCTACCTGCTACTGAACCTTTTAGATTTAGTAGTATATCAGCTAGTTCTCCTTCCTCTTTTCTATTAAATCCTACGTTAAGCTGTTCTCTGGCTGCAGTAACCACACGGGCTACTGCATCAGGAAACTCTTCTGTCTTGGAGTTAATATCATTTTCATCTAATCTTCGAGCATATGTACGTTTAAAAGTAATATACCCGATCTCTCCCCACGGAGTCTCAGTTTTTTCCTTCATTTAAAAAATCATTAGCAGAGGCAAGTACATCTTTTATTTTATGTTTCTCTGTATATGTCTCTAGTTTCATATCTATTAACCCAGAAGCTTCCTGTTCTCTAGGTATTAAGGTCCAATGTTCTTCAGGAAGACCTTCATTAATTAATTTCTCTATATTCTTAAAAGCAAACTCTTTCTTTAATAGTACCCCAACTATCTGACTATACTCAGGTAGTTCATGAAATTTTATTAAATGCTTCTTATATTTATCACTTGTTTCAGAGAACTTACTGGCTAGTATTAGATCTATATCTTTCTGCCAATATTCAGGTCTCTTTAAAACTACCATAACATGTGTACTATCAGCATCATACTGTGTTTCATAGTAAACTGACCATGTTACTTCTTCTTCAAACCTTAAAAATGCATCTGTTGCACTAAATTTGTATAAAAGAAATAAATGGCTATCTAGTTCTGGTTTTTGTTCATCATATAAAAATACATTTACTAAATTTTTCTTGATATCTAATACTTCATCTGAAATAGTTGGTAGTAAGTAAGTATAAGCTTTTGTTTTTATCCTTGGGTTCATCTTATATAATTTAACTTACAAATATACTACACAAATTAAGCAGTTGCAAGAACATTTAGACTAATTACTCCAGAATTCTCATAAACTTCTTGGCTATAATCATACTGCCCTGTTGTTCTATGATATTCTAGTTCGTCTATAAGGTCTTTATAGCCTTTAACTTCTCTATCAGTACCATTTATTATACCACCATGTTCCCCTACTGCTATATCAAGATCATCTACTTCAAAGATACAAGGAGGATTAAACATTCCTGTCTCTATTACTACAAACTGAAAAGATAAAAATGTATAATCTTTATATTTACCATATCCATCTATATCATTTTCAATAGCATATTTAAGAGCTCTTGTATAGAAAGCTGCTTGTAGATAATATTTATAAGATATATAAGCTGTTCTAAATGAATAAACTCCTTTACCTGTAGTTTTTAAATCTACTGGTCTTATAGTTTGTCTATCATCATCTATATCTACCATATCTAATAAAGCTTTACATTCTCTACCGTAATATTTAAAGATAATAGCTTGTTGAAACTTGTTTCCTTTCTTAAAATATTTACTTGTAAACTCGTTCTTCTCTAAGATATTCTTCATCTGACAAGCTTGCATATACTCTTCAGTACTTACTACTATTTTACCTTTACTAGCTTTTAAAGCATTGTAATATGGAACACCTTCTAGGTCCCATTTACTCTCTGTTTTACCCTTTGCCGGGGTAATTATACCAGATTTATACCCCGATGCCGCTAAAGCGTCCGTATGAGATCCTGTGGCCATGTATTCCTCCACATATTTAATCATCATATCAGATCCTGGTTTAGTAGTAGTCATTACATAATATAAGTCTTTAAACTCATCAGGAGTAGTACATAAACAATCTACTAAACTTCCTAATGTGAAATAACTTTCATCTTTTTTCTTAGCTACTAATCCTTTAGGACTGGTTGCTAAACTGGATAATAAACTATAGTTTATACCCTTATGTGCTCTATATTCTTTTTCTGTCATAATTTTTCTACTTTATTGTTTGTTTCTATCCATACTTTAGCTCCACAAGATAATGGTTTATCAGGCCTATGTATTATTCTAGCCGCTTCTTTACCGTCTTGTCCATAAATAATGGCTTCATGAGTATACTCATTACTTTTATATGTTTTACAAGTAATAGTAGGTTCATTAGTACCATATTTATTATTTTTAGCTATCGTTTGTTTATTAACATGTATAATAGTTTTCATTTTAATTGTTTTAATATTTCGTAAAATGTTTCTTTACTCATTGATACATAATCACCTTCAGTAACAAACTTAGTAACTACTTTCTTAGTCTTTCTTTGGAACACTATAGTAGGTTTGTCTTTAGGTAATAGATCACTAGTAACTAACTCATGTATTTTCTGGTATGTTTTACTATTCTTACATTGTATATAAAATGGAAACTCTTTCCCAAATATATCTACACCTGCATTATCCATATTTCTAGACTCTGCTCTTGAAGTAACTACATCTTCATGTCCTAACTCCTTGAGTTCGTTTACTATAGCTCTCTCGAAATTATGCCCTGCTGTCCTGTTTCTATTAGTTGCCATAACATTTCTTTATATTTGTTTACTCCATATTTTTTAATATAATCAGAAGGATCTTTAGGGTCCTCTATCTTATTATGGATATATTTAATCTTATATTGTTGCGCATGTTCTATAGCTGCCGCTATTCCTGGTTCATCACTATCATAATAAAGTATTATTTTTTTAAAATGTTTCTTTAATTTTTTTAATAATTTACTATCTATTAAAGTAGTTTCAGACTGTGGTGCAATTGCTTGATAACCACACATTCTCAGACATACTACATCTTTTAATGAACTAGTAATAAATAATACATCACCATCTGCTGGTAACTGTTTTAGCCCTTGTATAACATGGCTAGCATTATTTATCCATTTCCATTCCTTATTATATGGTCTCATAATTTTATACTTATAATCACCAAAGCAATAAGCAAAGGCTATTTCATCTTTTGGTATATAAATTATCTTGTTATTTATATAATAACTTGATATAGGTACTATGTTATATATCTCTAACATTTTCTGAGTGATGTAATAATCTGCCCAATAGTCTAAATGTCTTTTAGTATATACTGCCTGTACTATTTTTATATCTGTACTCTTTATCTCAACTTCTCCTGTATCCTTCCCTAATATAATATCTTTAATGATACCTATAGGTTTTATAACTTCCTTGTTAGATAGCCCTAATCTTAGATCTACTGATATAATATTAAGACATTCTAATAAATTTAAATGGTATTTCTCTTGTATATAGGAAAAACAATCATGACTATCTCCTGTACCAAAATCTTTATATCTCCAACCTTTGCTTAGCAAACTTACCCTACAAGTAGGAGTAGAGTCTTTTCTTAGCTCTGAACAAAAAGGAGTATTAGGTCCTTTTAATCCGGATATATAATACCTAAATATTTCAAACTCAGAAGTTCTTTTTAAGATACTTTCTTTAGATAGTAATTCATGTCCTTCTGTTGTATACATAATTTACATAAAAAAAGAGGCTACAGATTTCTCCATAGCCTCTTGTATTAATTTATTCTACTACCAAGGAGCAGCCTCCGTTGAAGGAGCTTCTACTACTGCAGCAGGTAATCTAACCATATCATACTTATCAGCTTCATCAAACTTCAAAGTACTTGGTGTAGTATTTAATGCTTCAACAAAACCAAAACCAGCAAGCTCCGCTTTAAACCAGTTTTTCTTTTGTGTACCATCATCAGCTACTTTACCAGCAATCTCTTTACCAGCAAATTTCCAATTAGCAGTTTTACCCATCAAGATAGGTGCTACAGCATTAGTATACTCTTGAGCAGTTGCTGCATTTACAGCATCTAACTGAGCTCTTACTCCTAATTTATCAGCCATGATAACAAGTCTATCTTTAGTAAAAGTCCAAGCTTTTGGGCTTAACCAATAAACAGTTTCAGCAGTAGAACCTTTAAATTGTGGTCCTGCAGGATGTACAAACCCAGCTGGGTGTGGTGCCCCTTCAAAAGTAAATTTAATACCTGGAGTTCCTCCGTTAGATTCCATAAACTCTACATTAGCTACTTTAGCTGTATGAATTCCTGGTGCTAAAAATGCACTAATTGATGATTTTTCCTCTACTGTGTGACCTTGTGTTCCGAACATAATTTTTTGTTTTATTTGTTATTTAATTATTTAATTGTAATGTGTTATTATTAATTGTAATATTCCTCTATCTTAGTAACTACTAAGCCTAGATCATTAGGTATATATTTGTCCTCAAACATATCCATTGGAGATTTTGCAGGATAAGTTCCATCATTATTAGTTACAAATCTATACTCCACTTCTCCATTATCTTTCGTGTGTATGTCTGTAAATAATAATACTGTAAATAAACCTGCAGGATTAATTTTGTCGTCTAATAATTTTCCTATCGTCTTAATCTTGATAGTAGGCTTAGACCCAAACTCACCTGGCACAGTATCACTGTGTGTTAAAATGAAAACTTTTAGATCATCACGAAGAGCTTTACCCATGTTTAACATGCTCCAGGCGTTTTTGCCTATCTCTGTGAATTTTTCAAAACCTTTCTCATTACTTCTTCTCATAAACTCATTAGACATTGTATACTGCCAATCATCAATTACTAAGTTAGTAATTTCAGGACGTTTGTCAGATACTGCCTGCATGAATTTTAAAATATCAGGTGTCTTATCAGAAGAAAAATAATTACCTGTTGCTCCTTTAAATTCTGTATAGTCTTTTTTCCATCCCTTTATAGGTAATGGTTTACCTGCACAATTTACTATCGCTGTCTTTGTTGGATCCAATGTTCTACATGCTGTAGATTTACCTGTACCACTTTCACCAACTACTCCCACTAATTCCGACATAGTTTATTATTTAATAATTGTTTATATGTTATTACTTTCTTCTGATCCCTCTCTACCGGCTCATTGGGCTTATCTCCTATTCTAAGTTTATATCTTAGGATATTCCCTTTTAAGAAACCTATATATTCTTCAGGTGTTAATGTGTTTTCTATAATATCAAAAGCCTGTGTGTCTTTCCATATCTCATAGTGAGGAGGCCTAATATAATCATACCCTTCGCTTTCCGCGTCTCTTTCCCAATTAATCTCCTCTTTTCTTGATATTAAGGTTTCACTGCAATGGTCTTTACGTACATAATGACTACCTCCTGCCCCATTACAAAGCTTGTATTCATCTCTTTTCTCTTCTAATATCTTATACCATTTTCTAGGTAAAACATTCTCTGAGAAACCTTTCTCAACTATTACATATCTATTTAGTACCATAAGTATTTGTTATTTGTCCATATTTCTGATAAAGTGTAGGATCTGTTTGGAAATCAGTTACTGGAGGTATTTCTTTAAACTGTCCTACCTCGCCAATAAACTGTAGCCCTATTCTTTTATCACTTTCACCATCTCTATTTTTTAATATTGCTAAACTTCTAAATCTACTAGCTAGTTTATTAATATCATATCCTCTAAAGTTCTCTAACTCATACCTCTTAGGGTCAAATAAAGACATAATAACATTAGCATCTTGTTGAGTATTTCCAGAATCTTTAAAATCACTTAACTGAGGCTCTAGTCTATCTAGTTTCATTCTATCAGCACTACTATTTCCTCTTCCTATTTGCTGTACAATTACTGGACTAAAACCAAAATTATTACGTAAGGGTATCATATATTCAGATAATTTATCTACTACTTCTTTAGTCTTCATGCCTTGTTCTTTTTTAGTTAAACTAACATGATCAATTATTATCATAGTATATAAATCAGGATTATTAGGTATATATTTGTCAAAGACTTCTATTTTACCTCCTTTACCATTATCTACCTCTTTCATTAAATACTTACCATTTTGACGAGCATAGTCCAACATATATCTATTGATACCTGTAGGGTTCATTGCACCATCAAAAATTTCCATAACATCCTCCATCTCTTCAAAATATTTACGGGTAGTCATAACTTTATCATATACTTCTTGGGA